ACCAATACCGTCAATTTCAACGTAAAAGTTATTTGGCCTAGCAGCAACACCGAGCGAACCTTTAAAACTATCAAGATTAAATGACATTTTGTTTCTCCTTTATCTGCCTTGCCTTAACTAGCCGTGAAATAATCGTAAGTCCAAGTTATCGTGAACTCTTCAATTGCATCCGTGGTGTCATATGACAGATCAATCGCACCAATTTCACTAGGGAAAGCGTTATACAATGTATATGTGCGACTAGCTACGTTATTGGCGGTCAAGTGTTCTACAGTCAATGTTGCTCTAGAACTATTCCTGTCACCTTGAAACGTTTCTGCTGCAGCAAAGTCAGTTACATTAAATAATTTCTGATAACTTTCAATTGCACGTCTAACATTAAAAGCGTCATCACTAATAACAGTAACTGTCCATTCAGTAAAAGTTCTGTCGCCAGCAACTTTTAACCTCCTACCCCTAAAAGGAATTTCAATAAGACCGATAGTAGAAGAAGGCAGTGCCGCAGCTTTCGTTAAAAAGCTAAGATCTGTAGTGTTTGACAACCCCGCAGCGGTGTATCCAACACGGAAAAGATTGGAGCGGGCACCCGCTCCAAGCTTTGATTTAATGTTTTGTAATGTAGGTGCTGCCATTTTAGTTCTCCTTTATCTGTTTATATTAACCACCAATCTCAGCAAATGCTGCAGCGCCTGCAACAGATGTGAAATTAAGTTGGATAAAGTTAACAGAGAATGTAGGTTGAACAAAAATGTCACATACAAAACCGTTAGCACTTACAATTTCGTCTGGGTTGTTAGTTTCGTCACAGATAACTCGGAAGTCTTGAATACCACGACCACCCTGTACTGAACGTAGATAAGCTTCTACGATGTTAACAAAACCTTGTCGTGTTGAAGCGTCGTTCTGATCAAAGAGAACGTCACCAGCAGAATCTCCAATAACACTCTGCATAGTGATGAACAAACGGCGAACGTTGATTCGACTGAATGTTGTCTTCTTTTGTGTGAACGTCTTGTCACCAAACAATACTGTTCCGCGACCAGGCTGTGAAAATACAGGGTTAACAGAAATCTTGTAAAGTGCATCTCTTTCTGTCTCTGCAGGATTCCAAGCAAGACGTACTGAATTCAAAATTCGTCCGTTGTCATAACCTGCGGGTGAGAACCAAGGGTCAAGATTTGCGTCAACTCGTGCGATACAACCAGCAACGTCAGCGTTAACAGGTACCCAAACATAAACGTCGTTGTACTTGTCGTATGCATATTTCCAGTTAGAATCTGCGATACCGTATGTTGAACGTGTTACCGTGTCCGCCCAAGTAGCGATGTCTGTTGATTCTGAACCTGCGTTAGCAACAACGTCTGACTTAAGAGGTGAGAATACTGCAACACAGTCTTTACGAGCTTCTGCAATTGCGATTGCCTTGTTAGCAACAGTTGCGTCACCTTGACCACAGATGATTACATCAACGTCAAATGTGAATTTGTTTGCAATCAAGTCAATACCAGCAATTCTTTCTGAAGCTGTGATTGAAGTACCGTCGAGTCCACCAGAAAGGGAATCGTCATATGCAACGTTACCATCATCACCATCAGTAAATGCAGTACCGTTTGCGGCAGTACCCCAGTTAATTGCAATAGTTGTTGTTTCTGGATGCGCTGCCCAACGAATATACTGTGATTCGTTATTGACTACTGATACGTAGTAGTTACTTCCACTGTCAATTCCACGAGCATCTGATGCTTTAGAAACCAACTCAAACTTCTCAAGAAGTGAGCCTGGAACACCAGTGATTTCACCATCTTCGTCAATTACAGCAATGTGAAGTTCGTCATCAGAACCACCAAGAGCAGAAGCATAGTCTGATGTGCCAGGAGCAACATCAAAGAAATCTCTGTAACTGTCAAAAGATGCGTCTAGATATGCAGTTGAGTTTGCAGCCATAACTACTTTGATAGAGTTACCAAGAACACCTGCGTGACGAGCAACCCAAGTACCGTGAGTGGCGGCCGCGAAAACTGTTCCTTCGTATGCGTCATCATTCTTAACTAGAATACCCGTTCCACCAGCAGTAGCGTTTACAGCAGTACCTTCAGCAACACGAGTTACGTATTGTGATGCAGAGTATGCCATGAAAGCGGCAGCAGACAAGAAATCTACGTTATTGGATGTGGTGGGTGCACCAAACTTTTTGACAAGATCTGATTCACTAGTAACCAGAGTAGGCTCATCGATTGGACCCCAACCAAATTCGCCGACAGAAGCACCAGTAGTAGTACCTACACTACCAACTGAAGCAATCTGATCTCGTTCGGAAATCTTAATTCCCGGCGATTGAAGGTTAATTGCCATTATTTTTCTCCTTTAGTTAAATTTTATATCGGAACTCAAATAAATCATTGATTTTTTCATTCTAGAGATTATTTATAAAAAATCGGGATTTGAGTTGCGATCAAGAATTTCCCACGATTGACCAGAACTATCAACATAAGGTTCCTCATCAACTCCATTATTTATAAATCCAAAAGGCGCAACAGAATTTTCAATCATTTCTATCTGGCTTTCGTATAGATCTTTTCTAATGTTGATGTCGGTGAGATCCTTAAAGAACGGGTCAGTAAATAACCAAGAAAATAATACAAGCGTCATCACTAGGTCGTCATGATAACCTTCGTCGGCTGAAAAACTACCTTTTCTTTCTATGAAGGTTGAGATTTCTGATATGATGTCGGCGTCACTGATCAAAAGTTTTTTCTCTTCTATTAGAGACTTTAATGTAGAACAACCGATCCTCTTGATCTTTTTATCGGTTGTTATACCATACTCCATCTTACCCGAACCACCAAATCCACTAGCCAATCGTTGACCTTTACTGGATTTGCTGATGAATAAGATGTTTTCGTATTCATATTCATTATATAGTATTTGCGCAACTTGTTCGGATGAGTTAATCTCCACCAATACAAAAGATTCGTTATATTTTTTCGCAATACTATGAATTACTGATGGATATAACATTGGGCTAATACGATTATTACGATACTTTGCTACAATCCTAAAAGGGTTCTGTGATATGTCAATCACAGTAAACGCAGAATAGTCTCCACCCACACCTTTAGCAGTATCTGCAACAATAACATACGTGTTTTTTGGATTAGGTTCTTCAAAAGTATCTAATCCATCATTATGAAGAATGGGCGGAACAGCAGACATTTGTGATATAGTATCAGCATTAATCAACGTCAGACTTGATCCTAAGAACTTACAGAGGACTTCCTGATTGTACTTTAGATCACCTAGAAGTCTACGTTGTTCGTTTGCCCACGCTTCATCTCTGCCTGGAATTTCCCAATATGGTATGAAAAGATTTACAAATCCATTGCGATCTTCTTCAGCGTCATTCCAGAACTTCCAGAAATGATTGTATCCTAGTGGTGTGGATGACAACAGAATTTTTGTCGTTTCACCAGCAGAAATCGTAGGATAAACAGAAGTAAAGAACTCTTCTGCGACAGTATTAGGAATAATCGCTGCTTCATCTACATACAACATATTGACAGAACGACCACGAATCGCACTAGATGATGTTGCTGCTGTAAATACTTTAGAACCGTTTTCTAGTTCAATATCACCTTTGTTCCAAGTAGTGACACCTTGTTGTAGCCACACAGGTAGATGTTCGTACATCAACTGATAACGAGACAACACTTCTCTCGCAGCAGCGGCTTTGTTCGCAAGTATCGCAACTGTTCTATTAGCGTGAAATAATGTGTTCCAAAGAATATATGCGGCGGATGTGGTGGTCTTACCTTGTTGGCGACCTTCCATTAGGATTACACGACGATTTTCGTGTATTACTTTAATTTTATTTTTCTGACATTCATACAGATCAAAGGGTTGTAGCCCATGATCCAGTGTTACGATTTTACAATAGTTAATGATGAAATAGATTGGGTCATCAACACACTTGATGTATTCCTCAATCTGTTCCTTTGTAAAATCAATCGCAACACCGGCAGCCTTTAGATTTTGATTGCCAAGGTATTGAGTTGTCGCCATAATTTATTTTTTTCCAATAAGTTTCTGTAGTTCTGCTGTGCTTCCTACAAAGAGCGTATTACTAACATTAGTAACACCCTTCTCATCTTTTACGTCATCCTTCTTGACATCTTTGACTTTTTTAGATAAATCTAATAAGTCTTTGTTAGTATCCGCAATCGTCTTAATTAATTGCCCCGCAACTTCATATGCACGAGGAGATTCCATTTCCTTTGCGAGATACATCATATTGTTTATAACATCTTTTCCGTTCTCAATCAAGCCCTTGAGATTGTTTCTTGCATACTCATAGTCGTCGTCAATCTTCAATGACTCTTTACTGACTGTCATTTCTTTTTTTGGTTGTTCTGCAACAATAAACTCTTCAGCCTCAACCTCAATGATTTCATTATCAATATCAAGGAACTCGCTTATTTTTTCATCTATACTCTTGCTCATGATATCGTCTCCGTGATATTAAAGTTAGAATCACCGACATAGTTATATGTATCTGTAGCGTCTTGACCATCCCACTGAAAGTATGCAATTTCTGCATCGGTGATATATGGGTTCGTAGATATTGGTCCAAACAGATATCCCTTTACTGTAAATTCTAAGTCCCAAGTAAGAATTCGGTTTGTTCCGTAGTCACCTTCGTAACTGTCGTCCGATGTAACTGTACCCAATTCTATAGGAATGTCAAGCGTAACATCAATATCAGGCAATACTTTCATCGTTACAGTAAAATCTGGTGTAAAGAATGGTACAATTTGTTCAATCATCTGCGTACCATCTTCTGCATTTTTTGCAAGGATACTCAACTGAAAATTAAAGTCATAGGGTACAGGAGCAAACGTAGACGCAAAGTTAGAATTATTGGTGTCTAATGTACCACGAAACTTAGAAAATGGATTAAGTTTACGAATAGGATTATAACCCATTGATGTCATTGAAAAACCAATACGTGGCAAGATAGTCGATACTGTGCGACCAAAGTCTGGATCGGCTAATACACGTTCAATTTGCTTTTGCTTCGGTCCATATGATATAGGAACATTTAACGTTTGGGCAAGCGCACCCAACGAGTCATATCTTTTGACTTGCATATCGTTAAAGATATTGCCAAACATAATGACATATCTTCTAATTGTTCCGTGATAAAAATCGTGACCAAATATCATAATTATTTCCTATTTTTGCTTGACAAACGCTTGACAAGGTGTTACAATTGCGGTGTAGCCT